TAATGTAAATAGCATAAATTTATTATAATTTATTATAATTTATATAAAATTATGGTGTAGGAATAAAGTTCCAACCCAAATCTAAACAAATCTTTTTCCATATTTGGTCTTGTTCTACACGCTTTTCCCTGTCTTTTAACATAGGAAAATATGGCAAAAAATGCGTTTCATTTAATAATTCGCATAACTTATAAAGTGTATAATAATAATTCAAAAAATTAACGCGCTCTTTAGGACAATATTTAGAATATGGTTTTTGTAATTCAATAAATAGATTACATAATGTTTCTTCCAATTCGGAACTCATTATTGGTGGTTTTATACCTAATTTATCTTTAATAAATGGTATATGTTCATAATATTTATTATAACCTAAATTCTTCAAAATTTCCTTTGTTTTATTATTTGTTAGCTCATTAATGCTAATGCGTTCTTTTTTGATTTTATATTTAATATTTTCAAACACTTCATCAGGAATATTTGTGCTTTCTTTTGCCTGAAATTGTGCCAATATTTCCTTTAAATGATTAATTCGTTTATAAGCATAAAAAGAAACTTCTTTAGGTGGTTCTTTATATGATGGTTTATCGATTTCAATTAAATTTTTAATAATATTAGAGCAATTATTACAAACCGATATGCCGTCAGACTCAACATAAACCATTTCACCTCTATTACACACACTACAAATATCAGAAGGATATATAAAATTGTCATAATTTAAATATAAATAATCAATATTGTTAAAATATTTATCAATTGAATTTTTTGTGCTATTGTTAGCATTAGCATTAGAACTAGCACTAGCACCAACATTAGAATTTGTTCCATTATATTCGTCATTATGTGATGTAGAAAAAAATTTGTGTATTATATCATTTTTGTTTGGATTAGTTGTTATTAAATCGCTATTAGAATTAGAAATATTTTTTTTATTTTCAAAGTAATCAAATATATATTTTGAATTATTTAAATAATATTCATTCTTTTTTCTCTCAAGAGAATGGATTAAATTTTTATATTTTTTTATATTTTCAATAAGTGTTTGATTTTTAAGACTATTATTAGAATTTTGTAATAATGATTCCAGCTTTTCTATAATTTTTAAATATTTAGGAATAATTACTTCCTCGTTTTGTTTAAACGAATTACTTATTTCATTATGCTTACTATCCAATGTTGTTTTAATAATATTTGCTTTTTTCATAGCTATTTATATATTAGTATATTATAATGTTTATTATTATATTACAATATATTGAATTAATATATTTATACAATTAATATATTTATACAATTATTAATAATTTAATTAATAATTTAATTAATAATTAATTAATTAATTAAATTAATTGTAAAAATTTTTTTTCTTTAGGAATATTATAAAAAAATGGCTGGTGGTTTAATGCAATTAGTCGCCTATGGCGCTCAAGATGTATATTTAACAGGTAATCCTCAAATTACTTTCTGGAAGGTCACATACAGACGTCACACTAATTTCGCGATGGAGTCCATTGAACAAACATTTAACGGACAAGCGGATTTCGGTCGCCGTGTTACTTGCACCATTTCAAGAAACGGCGATTTAGCTTATCGCACATATTTACAGTTAACTCTTCCTGAAATCGGCCAAGGCTTAGCCTCAACAACTGAGGCCACTTTATATGCTAGATGGTTAGATTTCCCAGGAGAGCAGCTAATTTCACAAGTTGAAGTTGAAATTGGAGGCCAGCGCATTGACCGTCAATATGGTGACTGGATGCACATTTGGAACCAGCTCACATTATCCAAGGAACAAGAGCGTGGTTACTACAAGATGATTGGTAATACTACCCAATTAACATATGTGTGCGACCCTACATTCGCTGCGGTTGATGGCCCTTGCTCGGCTGATGGTGTGCGCCAAGTTTGCGCTCCACGCAAGGCGCTACCTGAAACCACTTTATACATTCCGCTACAATTCTGGTATTGCCGCAATCCCGGTTTAGCTCTACCTTTAATTGCGCTACAATATCACGAAGTTAAAATCAACTTAGACATTCGTAACATTGAAGAGTGCTTGTGGGCGGTAACCAGTTTAGACGGAAACGGCACAAAAATTACCAATGCTTACAAACAGTCGTTAGCTGCCGCGTCGCTATTTGTTGATTACATTTTCTTAGATACTGATGAACGCAGACGTATGGCACAAAACCCACACGAATATTTAATTGAACAGTTACAGTTCACTGGTGATGAGTCGGTTGGTTCATCGTCCAATAAAATTAAATTAAATTTGAATCATCCATGCAAAGAATTAATTTGGGTCGTTCAGCCTGATGCCAACGTCGACTATTGCGCGTCATTAGTTGCTGGTTCCGCGCTAAATACATTATTAGGAGCTCAGCCATTCAATTACACCGATGCGTTAGACGCTCTACCAAATGCGGTTCATGCGTTTGGTTCAAAGACAAACATTAGTGGAACTAACGAATTTATTACTACTTCAGGTGCTTTTGAAGACATGTGGGCAAATCAGATTAAACCCGCGTCTATTAGTGGAACACCTGTAACTGTTACAAATGCTGCTGGTGTATCCGTAGTTCTTGGGGCAAACAATACAGGTGGTTTAATTGCTGGTTCTATATCAGGTACAGGTGCTCGGGGACCTCTAGGAGAAAATAACGTTGAAGACTCGGGTGTATCTGATGCGGGCACCTTTGTTCTAGCCGAAACTGCGTTAGACATGCATTGTTGGGGTGAAAATCCAGTTGTAGTTGCCAAATTACAGCTTAACGGACAGGATCGCTTTTCGGAGCGTGAAGGCACCTATTTTGACCTAGTTCAGCCATTCCAGCACCACACCCGTGCGCCAGACACCGGCATTAATGTGTATTCGTTTGCCCTAAGACCCGAAGAGCACCAGCCATCTGGCACCTGCAATTTCTCGCGCATTGATAATGCTACTCTCCAATTAGTATTGTCGAACGCTACAGTTCAGGGTGTAAATACCGCCAAAGTTCGCGTATATGCGGTTAACTACAACGTTCTTCGTATTATGTCGGGTATGGGTGGTTTAGCATATTCCAATTAAATTAAAATCAAATAAATCAAATAAGTCAAATTTTATAATAATAATATTATTTTAATAATAATATTATTATACTATATTAGTATTAGTTCTAATGCAAATAATTAGTGTTAAAAATAGTTTTTATTTTACATATGTGTTTTTAATTACTACAGGAGTAATCACATTTATTGAGGCATTAAGGAACCCTATTCCACAAATTCGCCATATTATGAATTTAGAAACTTGTATATCAATTATTGCTGGTTATTTTTATGGAGTATTTATAGAACTATTAGATAAATCAGAAGAAAAAAGTGTATTAACACAAGAAACGCAAATAACTCAAAAAACACAGCTAACACAAAAAACGCAAATAACAAATGAAATAAAAAAAACAGCAGAAAAAGACACCGGTCCATTAACTACTCCAGACTCCGAACTGAAGTTACCAATAGAGAAAATAAATGATATGCGCTATTCTGATTGGGTAATTAGCACACCATTAATGTTATTAGTATTATGTCTCGTTTTGGGTTACGAAAATAAAGTAGACGTCCATTTTTTTTCATTTGCATTAGTATTATTTTTCAACTTTTTAATGTTGGGTTTTGGATATGTTGGAGAAATCAACTTATTAGACAGAACATTAGCAAATTTTATAGGTTTTATATTTTTCTTTTTAACCTATGGAACTATTTGGAAACTATTTTTGACTGGTTCTAAAGTAACAAAGCAATCCAAAATAATATTTTGGCTATATTTAGGACTATGGTCTTTATATGGCGTCTTTTATCAGACAAGTGAAACAACAAAAATGATTGGTTATAATATGCTTGATTTATTAGCAAAAGCATTTATAGGAATATTCTTTTGGTTATATTTAACAAAAATAGTTCGATTTTAAAGCATTAAAGTGATTTATAAAAAAAATTGCTTTTTATAGCAATTTGTAATATGCTTTAAAACAAACTATTATAATAAATTATACTAATTACTTCTATTAATTCATTTGCTAGTTTGTTTTCATCAATATCAAAGAAGCAGTGTATTTTATCAAGGATTAGCGATGCTTTATCATGTGGCCATAGTTCATTATCTCATGGTTCGCGCAATAATGTATTATATACATAAGTTATTACAGGAATGTCTTCACAAGACAATGCTAACTTGTTTTATATATTCAATATAATCTTGAACAAACACTAAGTCTATAGCAAATGTTACATCACTAAATATGTGAGGTTCTAATGCCATCCTGTATTTCAAATATTCAATTATTAAAATTTCATTAGCATAAGCATCACAAATAGTTCGCGCACACATGTTTTTAAATTTATTTTCTATGTATGCTCCAGTTAATAGTTCAATATTAAGATGAGGTTCATAATTAGTTTTTCAATTAGCATTTGATGCTTTAGCATTTTATAGTATATATTGATTATTTAATGTAAATCATGTTTTTCAAGAACAATAGAATATTAACAATAGCACATATAAAAAAAAATTGATTTAAAAATAATAATATAAATTATATTAAAACACTACTATTATGGCATCATTAATTCAAGAAGTTGTCGCTATTATTGACCGTTCGGGTTCTATGTGTGGCAAAGAAGCAGATACTGTTGGTGGTATTAATTCAACATTAGACATTATTAGACAAGATTTAAAGCCAGGTGAGCGCGTAAATGTATCAATTAAGTTATTTGACCACGAAGAGCGATTGTTAATTAGGTCATTAAATATTGAAGATGTGCGGCCTCTTGAACTAAGACAATTTGTTCCTCGTGGTCAAACCGCATTATACGACGCGATTGGTTCAAGTCTTACTTATTTTATGGAAAAGAAACTACATGATCCAAACAGTTATACTAAGTGTTTGATTTATGTAGCTACTGATGGTTGTGAAAATTGTAGTAAAAAATTTAACGCACAAACGTTAAAAAAGCTAATTACTAGCGCACAAGAATCATATAACATTGAGCTAATGTATTTAGGAGCAAATCAAGACGCAATTTTAGAAGCATCTAAAATCGGAATTGAAGAAGGTCATGCTATTAACTATAGTGAAACAAAGGATGAATGTGAAGCAGTATATAGGTCTCTTGGTAATGTTGTAAATAGGCAAAGGAGTTGTGCGCCAACAGCTTTTACACAAGTAGAGCGTAGCCAATCATACCAACCAACTACACCACCACCAACTAGTCGTTCTAATGAACCACCACGGCTAAGGCGTCAAACAAGCGTAAGACCAGCATTCTTTTAAACACTAAAAACTATATACAAAAATACAAAATTATAAAAATATAAAAATTCAAAAATTCAAAAAACTATATACAAAAATTCATATTTTTTTTATAAAATAGTTATGCGCTATTTTATAAAAAAACTATACATTGGGTGGGGTTCGAACCCACGCGGCCGAAGCCATGCGAACTTGAGTCGCACCCCTTAGACCACTCGGGCACCAATGCTTAAAAATTAATAGACAAATGTCTATTACTATTATTAGTAGTATTGTCTTTATATTGTTTCGCTATATTATATAATTTGTGTTTGTATGTAGCTATTAATATTATAGGCAAGTGGAGCATATAATATAGAACTTATATTTGCTAAATATAACTTAATTTGTTTTTCTTTTTCTATTGAAACATAAACATACTTAATATCAAATGTTCCGTATGTTGCCCAATAACACCATGCTAAATTAGTTAAACATGCCATACATGAATGATATAATGTAACGCTATTAGGTATATAAATGTTTACATATAAAAATGGTAAATTATGTACAATCATATTTCCAATATGAAAAATAGGGAGCGAAAGTCTTTTTCTAATAGCCATTCTCTTAAAAGTTGTACTGTCTACTAAATAGGCTCCGTTAAATGTGAAAAAAATCAAATAATTCCAACAATAACTTATACTATATAAAAAATCATAATTTATATAATTGTTATATGGTTTAAAATAACATAAAATAAATAAAGCTAAGTTTATATTTGTAAAAGGAATAATTTTCTCTCTAATAATAAACTCCATATTTAAAGTAATAATTAATTATTTACTAAGTAAGAGTAATAAATATTTAAATGCTATTGTTTCATAATTATTTGCTAATATGTTTTCTTTAAATTTATTTTTATATAATATATATTATTTTTGATATATAATGATAACAAGACAAGCACCATCAGAAAGTGCTAACAACTTTACATTAGGAACAAAGAAACGCGGTAATGATGGCAATATGTGGGTCATAATACAAACAAAATCTAGTAAAAGGTGGTCTAAAGTAAATAAAACAAAAAAAACAAAAGAAACAAAAAAAACAAAAGAAACAAATAATCAAGGAAACAATCAGACAAAAAAAGCAAAAAAAAACACCATTTCAGTAGATAAATTAAGACAACTACTTAAAAAATATAATGTAACAACAAGAGGTTCAAAAGAAGCGATGGCTCAAGGTTTATTTAGATTGAGCAGTTCAACAATCGAAAGTAATGATTTAGAATTAATTTATCATTTATTAGATGAGGCCCAACAAAAAAAAAGCAACAAAACTCATAGAGATTAGAATTAGCAAACCAATCACTAATTATAAGGGAATGTATGAACCACTAACTAAACCAATAAGTTCAATGACGCGCACAGAGTTAATAAAGAATTTACAGAAATTTAGAACTAGTTGGGAAAAAATTACTAGACGAAATCAAGATTTATCAGATGAACGTTTAAATGATGAACCAACTCACCAATTACAAAACTTAATTAAATTTTATTATAGCGACAACACAAAACTGTTAGCAGAAGATTGGTTACGTAAATAAGTTTAATATTTTATTAATACTATAAATAAAATTGAAAACTATTGAAAAATATTATTTAACAAATAAATACAAAACTTATAATCATTTGCAATGGCACCACTTATACTCTCTATTGACGGAAATATTGGTTCTGGAAAATCAAGCGTTATGCGTTATTTGGAAAAAAATCTGGCTAATTATTGCGCTTCAAAAGGCAATACTTGTAAAATCTGCTTTTTACAAGAACCAGTTTCAAGTTGGGAATCAATTGGAGATGCTAACGGAAAAAGTATTATTACGCACTTTTATGAAAATAATGAGCGCTACAGTTTTGCGTTTCAAGTAATGGCATATACTAGTCGTTTGTCTTTGTTAAAGGAAGCATTAAAAGGAGATTATGACATTATTATTAGTGAGCGATCCGTTTATACAGACAAATTTGTATTTGCAAAAAGTCTATATGATGCTAACAAAATGAGTCTTATTGAATATATAATTTATTTAAATTTGTTTAAAGAGTTTCAAACTATTTTTCAAGATTTAAAAATTGTTTATATT